ATCTGTCGTAATCAAATCCTTGATCCTTAAAGATCGGATTATTCTTTATTCCGCCTACCGTTTTATCCGGATTAACGGATGTTGTAAGCTGTACACTTCTTTGCAGACTCTGAACTGCTTTTTGTACTCCGGCATTCATGGAGCCGACCGGAATATTCTTCTCAAATCCGATTCCCATACCAAGAGCCATCATCTTACCAACCTGGTCCCGGAATACTCTCGATGGAGAATGAATACCAAGTTTTGACTTGATTGCATCTAATGCGCTACTTGCCGCAGATGTTGCCGCGCTGATCAGGCTTCCTACCGCACTGGATATACCACTTGCAATTCCGGAAATGATATTCATACCAACACTGCCCCAGTTTACACTGGTAAATGCATTTTTGATCTGGCTGATCATTGATGGAATCTTACCAAGTAACGCCGGGATTCCCTGAACCAGTCCGACTGCGAGCTTGCCGATGATAACCGGTGCTTTCGCTGCCACCTGCGGAATCGCGTTTGCAATTCCCTGTGCCAAGCCTTCCATTAACTGTAATCCGGAAGTTATTAACTGCGGAAGATTACTGATCAGCGACTCAACCAGAGTCAGAATCATCTGTACTGCTGCCGGAATTAACTGCGGAAGTTGTGCGCCCAGGCTGTCTACCAGAGTTGCTATGATGCTTGCGCCTACGGAAATGAGCGATGGTAGATTTGCCGTAATCGTATTCATCAATCCCAAGATCAGGGTTGCACCTGATGAAATCAGTCCCGGAAGTGCTGCTGTGATTCCTGCTCCAAAGTTAGATATGATCTCCGGTCC